TTCTTCAGTCCGAGAATGTCTAGGTAGTGCTGAACTTGCAAATAATAACCAGCAGGCAACTCCTCCCAAGTCTGTCGGCCTGTCTTGACCTCAATGACAATCCACTCGCCTGTCTCTTTGTGTCGAGCTAGCGCATCGGGGTTGGCGTGTCGAAATGGAATAAGCGCATCTTGGTAAGTGCCAGTCAGGAAGACCTCATACTCAGGATGCTCCTCTGACCAGAGCTGTAGGATTGGCAACTCGAAAGCCTTGCCAAATCTGATTGCCCAGTTCTCCTCAATCTGTGAGGGTATCTTGCCTGTCTTCTTCGCCCATAGTGCGTAAGCAGACTCAAAGGGATTTAGTCCCATGATGGTTGAAATCTCCGAGCCTCCGATTGAGTCCTTGCGAGCGTTGTGCCACTCGTCAGAACCAGCCTCAAAGACTCCGAGTAGGGTTGCGTTGTTGAACTTCTCGGGTGCGTGTGTTTTGAACATGCTCATAGTTTCTACCCTGCCACCGACATTTTCAAATTAGGCTAGGGCAATGGGACATTTCGACCAGAAGCACTACCGCTTGCTAAAGGCTATTCACGCCGCTGGCGGTGTCCCATGTGAAGACTTCCCTGAGTTATTTTATCCCGAGGAAATTCGAGATGAGACACGCCGAAGGCTGTCTATTGTCATTGCCAAGAGGCTATGCGATACCTGTCCCGTCAAGGCCGAGTGCTTTAGGTATGCGGTTGAGTCGGGTCAGAAGTATGGGATTTGGGCAGCTACTCTTCCGAGTGAGCGTTAGTCCTTCTTGAAGGCTACTGAGGTCAGGATTGAGAGAAGCCCTGCACCGAGTGAAACCGATGCAAGCGAAACCCAGTCAATAGCAAATAGCCCGATTGAGCCTGTGCCTAGAACAGCGATTGCAGATTGAGCAACTGTCTTGATTGCTCTTTCCCCTGCGTAGCTCCAGAACTCTAAACTAAATATCCTCATCATGTGCCTTTCTAGTTTTTACATCTTCGTAAGTAGCAAAAGCAGTATAAGCGGTCAGGATGATAGAAATCAAAGCGACGCCACCGATGATTAGCTCTCGGCTAACTGAGGAATCTGCCTCATAGGTAATTGCCCCGAACAGAATCATGAATGCAGACAGGGCAAAAGATAAATAGATAAGTCTTCTGCGGTGTTTCCAGCTAGGCACTTAGTCGCTCGTCAATGAAGGTTTCAGGGTCAAAAACAACCCCGAAGAAAACTGAGGTTGGTCTTGGGCCAATGGTCAGGTGTAAGTGTGCGCCTTTAGATGCAGAACCAGTATTCCCAACCTTGCCGATTGTCTGACCTTCTTTTACCCTGTCACCAACTTTTAGAGTTGGCTTTTCCTGAAGGTGGCAGTAGCCGATGAAAACAGTTCTGCCGTTTATCTCATCCCATGCCGATTGCACTAGAACATGACCAAGTATTGAAGACCACTTGACCGCTTGAACTGTTCCCGCTGCAACGGCAGGAATCGCCTTCCCTTCTTTTGGTGCGTAGTCAAGACCTCGGTGTGCGGTGAGTCTCCTCGCCGTAGTTCCGAAGCGTGAGGTTATGAGTTTCTTTGAGAAGGGGTGTCTCATCTAATCAAGGCCCAGATTGCTGCGATAAATCCTGTAATACCCGAACCAAGTGCCGTAAAAACGAGCTTCTCAATCCACTCCATGCGAGCGAGTTTCTGCTCTACTCGATTCATGCGGGCAGGTAAGTCTTTGAGGTTTTTGATATCGGCCACTAGCTCAATCTGCACCGATTGAACCTCGATGAGCTTTTCGTAGATGTCTCGTTGCGTTATGCGAACGCCGTTTGTTTCCTCAGCCATGACTAGCCTAGAAGTGCGAGTATCTCAGCCTCTGAGAGACCTAATGCTTCGAGCTTTGCCTTTGCACTTTCTTTGTTTGCCTGTTTCTGAGCCTCGGCAGCTTCCCTCTCAGCCTGTTCGATAGCGGCTTGTGCGGCATCTTTTTCTCTTTGAGCAATTTCTTCGTCAGTATAGGGAATGTGCTTAATTTTGTCTGGGTGACCCTCTGGCAAAGAGCAGTCAACGACTAGGTGAGTTGGTCTGTCTGTCATGTTTCTATCCTATCTTAGGTAACTGTCACGCCGCCAGAACTGCCCTTTAGTATGCCATACAGGCTAGCGGAGCTATATTGAACAAAATTGCTTGTTGAATCCAACCGTAATTTTATTTCATTTATTGCAGCAGTATTAGACCAAATCATAGCCTGCGTTTGCTGAATTGCTGCCGTTGCATTATTTTCAAAAACTCCCTGAGAGTTCATGGATTTATTTGTGCTTCCAGAATAATTAGAAATATATAAAATTGAATTTCCAAAAATGTTGCTAGTAGCACTAGCACCAGGAACATAGCCCATAGCCAAATAAGTTCCTGTAGCAGATAAGGTTGTGCTTCCCGTCCCTCTTAGTAAGACAATGCTTTGATTGGCCGTAGTGCCATTAAGGTCAAAATTTAACGAATCGTCTGTAGAAACATTTGCTGACCTTGCTGATACCACTAAAACCAAATCTGTATAGGTTGCAGGGATAGACGAAAACGTAATATTGGTTGCTCCGCTACTTCCAACATCAACACGACCAATAGCTGTCCAAGCACTCATAGTTAACTCACAATCCCATATAAAGCTAGCGTTGAACCAGCAGTAAATGTGCCTGTTGAAAGGCTAATAGCGATGCTAGTTATTGCATTTGTATTTCTCCAAGCAAAGGCTTGCATATCCACGCCAGAAGATGCCCTACCATTATTGACAATCCCGACTCTCCAAACACCAGTTCTTCTATAGCCGATAAAGTCAATTTTTGTAAAAAGTCTTTCTGTGGATGTGTCAGTTGCAACAAGACTTAGAATTTGTGTTCCATTATTGTTTGCCCCAGAAGTTGCTGAAGTGCCATTGCCGCTTATTCTTGCAAAACTATAATTAGCAGCAGAATCACCATTTAGCCGAACAATTTTACCTGCGGCTGTGGATGTTATGGTTTCCATCACTAAAACTAAATCTGTATAAGTAGTGTTAGGAATAGAACCAAAAGTAATTGTCGAAGGTGTTCCTGTCACAGTTGTATTTGCAAGAGCAATGTATGTAGCGGTCATTTATCCCTTTATTCCATAGAGTGAAAGACGGCTTGCATCAAAATTGCTAGCTCCATCAGAGCTATCAGCGTCATTGAAGTTAACTACATTTCGATATCTTATGGTTATGGAAGAAATAGCATTTGTGTTCCTCCAAGCTCCGCTATGGAAGCCTGCACCTTGTCTATCAAGATTCATATATGAATATTGCGATTGAATTGTTTTGAATTTATTTGAATCAAAGGCATCTAAAATTCTTACAATACAGCCTGTTTTATGAGCGGCAGTAGTGCTAAGTCCATCGGACAGAATTCTCATATTTGTTGACGAAGTTGCTGAATCAGCAAGAATTCCAGTCACTTCACCTGGTTGTATCATAATTCTATGCCAGTTATAGTTTGTTCCAGTATCTCCATTAAATCTGATAGAGGCACGAGTGAAAAAACTAGTCAGACTTTGAGTTTGTAGCCGCAATTCTAAATGCTTGTAAGTAGAAGCATAGGTTGTATTCAGATTGCTAAAAGTTACTTCTGAACCGCTAGTGGCTTCGGTTGTAGTCAAAAAAACATAGGCATCTGAAAGCGGAACGAATGGACCAGCACCCGAACCTGCTTGTGCAAGAACTCCTAAAGGAATAGGCATTATGCAGTTATCTTTCCAACTACTCGGTAGGTGTTAGCTGCAACCTTTTGAACAGTTGCGGCATTGTAGGTCTGGTCAATCTTAAAGGTGACGGCTGTTCCCGCTGTTCCTGCACCTGCCCAGTCGGTCACGCCTGTTCCTGCGGCGATGGTTACAGTTCCGCCAGCGTTACGCCATACTGTGATCGTGTCCCAGGTTTGTAGAACATCTGGGATTGTGACTGTTACAGCAGCAGTTCCAGAGACATAGATAGTGCCATTTTCAAGAGCTGAGGTAGCGGTCATTGAGGCTGTAATTGATGTTCCACCGAAAAGAATGGCAGAACCAGCAAGAGATGTTACGGATGCTGGATAAACCTGTTGCCAAGCAGATCCGTCATACACGGTAACGGTGTTTGAGTCGGTCTGGTAGCTGACCATACCTTCTGCAACAGCAGTTCCTAGGGCCGAACCTCTGGCAGCAGTGCCACCAAAGACCATGACGGACTGCTCCATCAAGTAGCCGTTGACATTAGCGGCGGTTAGAACTTCGCCCGCTGTGAATACTTTATAGCCGAGACCTGCCATGATTTCCTTACCAGCTCAAACTGTATGAATCTAGTTTACCGAATTCGGCATCATCCAATACTAGGTAAGCATACTCTACCGACTGGAAGCCGAATTCTACAAAATGACGGTCTGTTCGGACCGTGTGGTTTATTGAAATAACCTGCACAAAGCGCGAGATTTGTGAGCCTATTCCGTTAGGGGTAAAGTCCACCCTACAAATCGAGCCTAGATCTACGCTAAGGACATCCTCTTGCTCTGCTGGGTCTAGCTTGTGCAAAGCAACTTCCAGGCTACTAAATCTGTATTCTGGTTGTGAGTATTGTTGAGCAAGAACCAGCGATAGTTCGACTAGATCAGCGTCAGTAGCCAACAAAACCTCTGGAGCCTCTAATACCCTTAGACCATAATCTGTAACACTTTCAGGATCTGTTGCTTGAGCCGTTCCGCCGCCAGCCCTAGAAATAATGACACGATTGTAAAGATTGTCCGAACCGTAACTAACACTTAAATTTTGAAAAGGTATTGAGGTTCCACCAAATGTTACAAAATTTTCTGATGTTGGAGTTTGTGTTCTATCAACGAAGGTCAGGCTACCGTTTTTATCAATAAAAATTAGACCAGGCTCTGATGCAGCAACTTGTTGTAAATAACTAAAAGCATTTTCATTTACCTCAATTGGAAAATCGCTTAGATTAGCTTGTCCTGTATCTATAGACCTAGCTTCAGTGGACCAATCAATTTGATCAAGAATGTTAGAAACTCTTGCTCCTGTTTTTTGAGCTGTTGGTGTGCCAGCAGCTAAAACCTGATTCGAAATAATGCTTGTTGCGTCATAGGCAATAGCCTCTGCAATTGAATCTCCATTAGGCAAATAACTAAATGCCCAGTCATCTATCCAACCCGTATATTGGATTTCATCTGCCGTAGATACTCGAATTTCGCGCCGTGGGACGATGTTTCCCGCAAATGGAGACTGGTCATACAGTGGATCAAAAGCCCTGTCATGGTTGTTGAATTCCACATTGAGCTGACCAGCAGGGAAGTTGGCAAAAAGGGAGGACTTACCTCTAGAAATAGAGAAGTTTCTTACCCTTTCGGTTACATCAATAAACTGTAGCGTTGTTCCGCCAAGTTTATATTCAGTATTGTCTAAAACACCTTTTATTGAATCATCAAGAGTAAAAAGAATTGCACCAGAAGGGCTTATTTCAAAACCAACTTCTACTTGTTCAATTGGCATTGACATTACAGCACCTGAGCTAGCAATCCACCGCCACCGCCACCATTAGCCCTGGTGAACGATTCCAGCTTGTTGACAATTTCTTCTCCAGCCTTAGCACCACTAGCACGGCTATCCGCAAAGACCTCAAGAGTAATGTTGTAAACAGCTTGTCCGCCACCTCTAATGGCGGCCTCTCTTAGGTCCAGAACTGACATTCCACGGCCAATAGCTGAAACATCAACTGGTTTGAACTCGGTTAGGTCTTTGAGGATGCTTTCGTAAATCTTGATGACATCGCGGGTCCTAGATAATTCCTCCATGTTCTTGGTCATACCAAGCCACTGATTAGCTTTTTGTAGAAGTCCTACTATCTTCTCGATTGCTGCTGTATCAAGTTCTTTTATCTCTGGGACGGCATCCTTGGCTATATCTGCTGCTTGCTTAGCAGCTTTGACTGGCATATCTACCGCAATTGATAGTCTGGATTGAAACTCGCGACTGAATGCCTCTGCCATTGATCTAGCAAGTGCAAGCAGTCTTTCCTGCTCAGACTTGATGCCTTCTAGCAAGCCATAGGTCATGTCCTTGCCAGCTTCATACATGGTCATGCCGACATCCATGCCGAGTTCAGCACCAAGCTTGTTTAGCTCGTCAAAGATTGTGTTTAGCTCATTGACTGCTGCCTGACCGCCATCAACGATTCCTTGAGCGGTCTCGCCACCAGCCTCAGCACCAGCCTGGACAAGCTGGTTGAACAGCATTGGGTCAAGTCCAAGAGCTTTTAGGCGGCGCAGGTTCTCAGCGAAGTCACGGGACTTTGCAGCCATGTCACGGAAGCCTTGGAGCAGTCCCTCGGTCTTGTTTTGAACTACTTGAATTGGTTCTTCATAGCTGCGGGTTACTGTGACCTCAAACTCGCGTAGAGAGCGTCCTAGAGCAATTACACCTCTTTGAACCTCGGTAATTGTGCGTTTCTCTGTCTCGCCCTTTAGTTTGTTGAATAGCGTGGTGAGCTGAAGCGCGCCAGTCAATGCCCTCTGGTATTCACCAATCAGCGTCTCAGATAGGCTGAGCTTTTTGGCCATCGCATCGCGTTGTTTGGCGATGTTTATTAGGGCTGCTTCTTCAGCAGCTACAAAGGCGCTGATGTTGTCAAAGTCAGAACGGTAAATTAGGTCTTGTCTAAATGCTTGTTTGAGTTCTGCACGGATGCGGTCAACCGAACCAACAACCGCCTGTTCAAAACGACCAAGCTCTATTTCAATGTTTGGCAGAATCTCAATAGATGCAAAGTCAGCAATTGTTTCCTTGTAATCCTCAGCTGCTTTTTCAATGCGCTTGAAATCAGCCTGAGCATCATCGGCAAGTTTTTGTTGTGTCTTGATGTAGTCATTAGCGGCATCAATCGCCCCTTCATAAAGTTCATCAAACTTATCCTGTGCTTCTTTAGCAGCATCGGCAAGTTCACGGACACCTTCAGCTGTTTGATTGAATTTTTGTTGTAGCTTGTCCAGTCCAGCAGGTCCCATAGCTACAATGCGCTTGTAAGTTGCCTCCCAGTTGTCTGCTCCAAGAATTGCCTGAACAAGACCCTCTGAGGCTCCCATTAGCTTTAGCTTGCTCGCAGCAGCTTGCTTCTTGACTTCTTCGTCTAATGTGCTGAAGAACGTCTTAGCTGTTTTGGTTGCTGGCTCTTTAGGGTCGCTTGCGGCAAATAGCTCATTGAGACGCTTTTCAAGTTCAGCTCTGGTGTTGCTCAAACCAGCTGCTGCGGTAACAGACATAACCTTTGTAATGTCAACAGCAGCTAACTTGGCATAGGTAGAGATAACCTCAAAAATTTCTTTCCAGTTTGGTCTAGTCAGAGCTTCTTCAATAAAGGCAGCACTTAGACCCAGATCTTCTAGGCTTTGCTTAGCCTTGCTCTTAGCAATTTCGTCATCAATGTTCTTGAATACGCCAGCTAGACCACCAAGCTTGCCCTCTGCATTGACAGCGCCAGTAGCCGCTGCCTTTAGCGAATCCTCTAGCTTCCTACCTGATTGCGATGCCTCTAGCTGAGCAACGCTCATTCTCTTTACGCCATTTACTAAGAATGTTGTATCGTCATAGAAGGTTCCCGCAGCCATGTTAGCTTTGTCGGTAAGGTATTCAAATCCATCGCCAAGGGCGCTCAAAACTTGAACTATTGGATTGCCCTCGCTGAGCAAATAACCAAAGAAATTTAGATAGAAGCCAAAGACTTCGTTATCTTCCATTCTGCGAATTATTTGTTGGATTTCAAGTCCAAATAGCTGCAAAGCAGCGCTACCCAAATCAAGCAGGTCATTGAAGTAGGACAACAATTCATTTAGCGTTGCTAGAACTGGATTTATGATTTCAAAGACTGGCATCAAAACCAAATTTAATAAATCTATAATTTGCTGCAATGGACCAAGCACATTTAGTAACAGCTTGAGTAACTCCCCGAATACTGGAGTCATAACCTCAATACTGGTAGCTAAAGATTCAAAAATTTGAACTATTGCAGGTCCGTTTTCTTCAAAAATCTCTGCAAATAGATTGTTTATTTCTGCCAGCGGCTTTTGAAGTGGCGCACCCACAGCCAATTGCAAGTTGCCAATTACTGCGTTTAGCCTTTGCTGCGATCCATAAAGCGTGTCAGATGCTCTACCGAATGCGCCAATGGAATCTCCAGCGCGCTCAAATAGCATTTCTAGACGAGCGACAGCTTGAGCATTTGCAAGCTCAGCACCCTCCAGGTCATTCAATCCCTGGGCAGCAAGACGAGCATTTACTTCGTTCTGCTTCATGGCGACACCGAACTTTTCAATCGGGTCGTATTCACCACGGAATAGGGCTGTAACAGCTAGGAGGGCTTCAGAAACATCGTAACCATAGGTCGTAGCAAGGTCTTGTGAAAGAGTTACAAGGCGTTCTGTTTGAAATGCAGTTTCGCCAATACTGAATCCATACTGCTTTAGAACCGAACCTAGGAACACCGATGCTTGGGCAGCTTGGCTTTGAGATAGACCGTAGCTCTCTACTTCTTTTGTAAACCCAACAATGCGTGGCTGTAAATCTTCAAATACCTGGTTTAGACCGAGCAGGTTTCGCTCAAATAGATTCGCAGCTTGCACTGAATCAACGGTGAAAACTCTTGCTGTGGACAGGGCCTGGAATGCGCTAAATGATGCGGCAGCAGCACCGATTTGACCAGATAGGCTATTGAACTGACCGCCCAGTCCCTTTAGGGCATTAGCAGCCTGATTGATACCCGCTGATCTAAACAGCGAAATAATTGGGAGTATCAGACTCTGTAGTGCCATTACTTCTCCAGCCTATTGTTTATTTCGGTAATTGTTCTATTAAGCAAGCTTGTTACATTTGCCTTGTGCTGAGGCATGTATCTTTCCATCGTAGGCCATGCGTAACGCGATGCCCTGCTCTGGCGGCGGTTGTGTGCCTGCCTATCTAAAGCCTGTAACCACTTAGTCTTTGCGACTTCCCTTGCTGGGGTCATCATTCTCATGCGGTCTGTAGCTTCGACCACTCCGCGCCCAAACAAATTAGTCGTGTATTCTCGAACAAGTCTGCCCGAACCTAGTCTAGCTTTACCGCTTTTACCAGCCATGTCAGCGACAATTAGTGCTGGTGATTTGACCTTGAGCCTAACAATTGAGATTGTGCCGTCTTTAGCAGTTTTGAGCTGTGACAATGCCTTGCCTTCGCTCCTGTTTTTGTAATTGACATCAATACCCCTAGATGTGTTAGCTTCCAAAAAGCCGCTCATGTAAGACAGCCTGGCTCTTTTGTATTCCGTAGCCATCTTGTCGTATTTACGACCAATTCTTCTTGGCGCTCCTAGCGGACCCATGATGCCTACGCTTTTATAGACACTCACCAAAGCCTTTTGAGCTGGCTTTCCAATCTGCCTAGCGTTCTTTTTGAAGTCTGTCAGTGCCTTTGGTCCAGTTTCTCTAAGAATGGCTTCTAGCGCCTTGAGATTAGGCAGCTCTACAACTGCTTTACGATCAGTCATGTCAATGTCGCGTAGGAGGCTGAAAGTGCCGATGTTTATACCGCGCTGACGAGCAACTGACTGAATTTTTCCCCAGCCTGCTGCTGCACCGAACAAGTATGAGCGACCCAGATTGCCAAATAGAGAAGCTAACAACAAGGGAGACCGCCTTACTTTCAAACAATTCTACCGCAATGAGAAAAACCGCCCCCGAAGGGGCGGTTCTCATTTGCTAATGTTCTTAGCTACTATCCAGCGATACATAGTCCACAACATCCTGTCGCTGAGTTGCATCAACTCACGCGGAGAGATGTGCGTCTCTACTGCAAGAGCGGCGATGAACCAATGTGC